CCTAACCTGCAGCAGATACCAGCGAGGCACAAGGAACTTGGACCGATGATTAGAAGTTTATTTATACCAGAAGAAAAACATAAATGGGGCTGTTTTGATTACAGTCAACAAGAGCCTAGAATAGTTGTGCACTACGCATCACTAATGAAACTAGAGGGCACGTCAACGATTGTTGATGCATACAACGACGGCAGCGCAGACTTTCACCAGATGATCGCAGACATGGCCGGCATCGAACGTAAACAAGCAAAAACAATTAATTTAGGTATCATGTATGGCATGGGCAAGAACAAACTCATGGCAGAGCTGGGACTCATGAAAGATGCTGCAGAAAAATTATTAAAAACATATCACCAAAAAGCACCGTTTGTAAAAATGTTATCAGAAGCAGTGGCACGACGAGCAGACGACAGCGGTAAGATACGCACGATTGGTGGACGGCTATGCCATTTTGATTTATGGGAGCCACACGGTTTTGGTATCAAGAAGCCACTAAAACACGCTGATGCACTCAGGGAGCATGGACCGGGGATTAAACGAGCTTTCACTTACAAAGCGCTAAACAAACTAATACAAGGGTCAGCTGCGGACATGACCAAACAATCCATGTTGGCACTGTACCAGGAGGGAATAATACCACATGTACAAATTCATGATGAGCTTGATATATCGATACCGAACATGGAGCAGGCTGAAAAAATCATTAAAATTATGGAAGAAGCGGTCGAACTACGGGTACCAAACAAAGTAGATTTTGAAAAAGGCGACAGTTGGGGCGATATAAAATGAATGAAAATACCGCCCCGTTGATAGTGAGATCAAAGATCTCCTTAAAATAAATTAAAATAATATCTTGTCAAACAAATTAAATTCATTATATAATCCCATATAATAACTTAAAAAAAGGATAAAAATGGCTAATAACCTAGAAAAACTAGCAAAAGCAAATATACAAACTTTATTTCCAGAAGCATATTGTGAAGGAAAATTCGCAAAAGCAATCAAAGGGGCGTACGCAAGCGCGGCCTATGACGAGGAATGGGCAAAAGGAGGAATAAGTGTTGTGCCAGATTGTTACTTTCATTTTTGGACACCAAGAGATGATGCAGAGGGTGGTATCGATATATTCATAGTTTGTGAAGTAGAAGATACAAATCCTTTAACATTGAATAAATTATCACACTATGGAGAGCTTTGGGACCGATTGTATGGTAACTTAGAGGTTTGGTCTTTTAATCGTTATGGTCAGTTTACAACAGCACACAATTTATTTTGGCATTTTCTGCAACGTGGTGATGGCTTAAACTGTGATGGTGAAGCCATGGGACATTTAAAAGAAGAAAATGTGAAACATATAACTTCTCACTTAGGAATGCCGGAACCAAGAGAACTATCTAACATTTGGATGGAGATGAAAGAACCATTGTTTCCAGATAATAAAAAATTTCATGATAGGTTTGTAAGGAGAGAGGGTGACAATCCTATATTTGTTGCCGAAAACTGGAGACCTGCATGCGAGGAAAGACGTGCACGTGTACGTAAAAATTATAGACAACTTATAAAGCAAACAAGTGGAGAGGAAACACATTATGCCGAATATCAGTAGTTTTAAATCTGTTTCTGTGTCAAAAGCGACACACAAACAACTTATGCATCTTGCAGAAACCAAGTTTGAGGTACCTGTAAGCATACAAAAAGTTATAGAATATATGTTAAAAAAGGAGACAAAGAAAAATGGCAGATCTAACGGGCGATCACGACGTTAAAGCTATTTGCCCTCGTTGTAAGGGCAATGGTTATATTGTAGTAGAAGGTAAACCATACGACTGCGCCCAGTGTGACAATCAAATGTTTGTCATGCTACCGGCCCATCAGTGTCGTATCAATGTCGAGGGAGGCATTGAACCAAAGTGGATGAAAACAGGGGAAACAATTTGACATGATTTAACAAAAATATAAAATATGGATCTTAACAAAGATAATAAAAAAGTGAGAAAAGAGATTCCTAACAGGATGCCTAGTGCTACTTTCACTTTACCCATTGATGGTAAGCGGGTAGTCGGCATCATAAATTACACAGTCACCCAAACAGGCGTCGTGCCAATGGCGTTTTGGGTAAAAGTCAAACCAACAGATTCATACCTGGACCGAGAACTTAGAGCGTCAGGCAAGCTGATATCCAGATGTTTACAGAATAATGAGTCCCTAAAAGACCTTGTAGAAACCCTATCTTTGGACAATATAATAGGACACATGGCAAACTATTTGCACAAAAACATGGAAGAGATTATTATGGGTAAACAACCAGATAAAAAGCAACGGGAGCTATCAACGGACCCGTATGCGATGAAGGAGTAACATGGCGTTTTCTATACTTGGAGTCAAAGGCGGTAAAACAGTTGGTATCGGTAAAGGCGGCAAACCAAGTTACAAACGTAAAAAGAAAAAAAAGAAGAAAAAGAATGGAAGAGTTTGAAATAGATTGGATACCAGAGGATACAGGGCCACCTTACGAGGCTGATGAGCCACAAGTATTGATTGATGTATCACCACACACCATAGATAAAATCTGTAAGAAAAAATATGGACACACGAACTGGGCACGCATAAGTGCAATTTCACCAGAAGAGATAGCCGGTAACCCCTGTGAGATTGACATGGAACATGGAGTTATTTTTTTTAAAAATAAACTTATGGTATGAAACTAGTTGAACGTTATGTCTACCCAAAATCAACACGCCAAAATATTACAGGCCTTAGGCATTACACAGTCACCGGAGAAGAGCAGCCACTACCATCGGTTACAACCGTACTTGGGCAAACCCAACCAAAAGAAAAACAAGAGTCGCTCGACAGGTGGCGCGAACGAGTCGGACGTAGAGAAGCCGAAAAAATAACAAGAGATGCTGCCATCCGCGGCACAGCAATGCACAAATATTTAGAAGATTTAATCCTCGGTGATCGGTCCTTGGACCTGACACCACTGGGACAAGAAGCAGAAAACATGGCTAAGATGATCGTGGACCGTGGATTGTCTAGAGTTGATGAAGTTTATGGAACAGAGGCTGTGCTTTTTTATCCAGGACTGTATGCAGGGAGCTGCGATTTGATTGGACAAGTAGATGGAAAATTGAGTATCATTGACTTTAAACAGACAAATAAACCCAAGCAAAGAGAATGGATTGGTGATTATTTTCTGCAAATGGCAGCGTATGGCATGGCGCACGACGCGGTATATAACACTGCAATTGAACAAGGAGTCATCATGATGTGTTCCAAGGATGGCCTTTACCAAGAATTTTTGATAGAGGGTGAAGAATACAGGAACGCGAAACACGGATTTTTAAAGAGGTTAAATGAATTCTATAGTATGGATAATAACAGCGATGCTGTGGTTCGAGGGGATGGATGAACCCAGGTATAGCGAGTACAATCTTAAACAGTTCGAGGGCCGTGGAGCGTGTCTTGACTACGTTTTTTGGAACAAAGCTGAGCTGGTTGAGCAATTGTATTCTGTTCACATTGAGGATGAACATGGTAATGACCTCAAAACGTGGGCTTTTTTCTGTGAAGGAAGAAATATCGAACTACTCGACACATAAGTGGAGATTTGACCCCCCTTTGTTAATTTTTTTTCATTTTTATAAATTAGGCTGGTAGTGGTAGAATTTAGCATAAGTTACTGTATTTATTTAAGAAACACTCTACCGTTCCTGTTTTGTTCAATGGTAGAGCATGGTAGACTAGCTAATTTTTCGCAGTTTTTCGCACTTGGCACGCGCGACCTTTTTGTGTTTAATTTTTTTAAAGCGGTAGACCCAAATCTCCACTATAGTAAAGCATGACTAGAAAGAAAACAAAATTGAAAGACTCCATGGTTATGCCAGCTAATGGTAGGCCAGAGGAAGTTAAGGTAGGTTACAGAACCATAAAAATAAAATATGTCAGACCTGATTTTATTACGGACGACATGACAGACAGTTATGGTGAGTATAGGGCCAGAGAGGGTGTAATTTATATTCAAGACCAGCTGGTGCCACAAGAGCGCTGCAATACCACATGGCACGAAATCCTGCATGCGATAGTATATATTTATTCTCTTAACCAAGCGAACGGCCCACTCAAGGAAGATGACGCAGAAGAATTAGTAGTAAATACAATATCTAATGCGATGATGGGAGTATACAGAGACAACCCCTGGCTGTTAGATATGCTTAAAAAACATTTAAATGAGATCGATAACTGAAGATATACTGCAATGGTCTGAAAAATATCTTGAACCAAAGAATGAATATTTGGGCAATGTTCCCGTTTGTCCATACGCCAGGATGGCTAGACTACAAAAGAAATATAGAATATTGGAATGCCATAATTTTGTTGAGTTTCAAGATAAGATTATAGAGGGTGCAAAGCTAGCGAAGGACCCAAATATACAAATAGTCTTAGTTGGTTGTGATGATATTGGCTATGATACCGAGGAACTAAATGCAGTTATAGATATACTAAACAGGGTGCTAGTCCCCCAGGATATATATCTCATGTGCTCACACCCATACGATGGAGAAGAGCCAGAGCCCATAGAGTTTTTGGAGACAGGTGACTGGGAGCCAGACAATGAGTTCATGATGGTTTTGATACAAAAATTCGATGAGTTAGAAAAAGCTAGTGACAACTTACGTAAAACTGGATACTATGACAACTGGCCTTCAGATTATTATGAGGGTACAGTTTTAAAACGACAATCCTATAGGAGATACAGAAATGCCAGAACATAAATTAAAAATGGTTATGAAGGACGGAAAGAAAGTTCCATTCTTTGCAGCCGACGGCAAAGGCAAGATGAAAAGAGGCGGCGCCGTTAAAAAGAAAAAGAAAAAAGCTACCAAGAAACGCGCTATGAAAAGAGGCGGCGGCATGGCTAAACCAAAAATGATGGGTGGCGGAATCATGAAAAAACGCGCTATGAAAAGAGGCGGCGGTATGATGAAGCGAGCTATGAAAAGAGGCGGCGGCATGATGAAGAAAAAAGGTATGTAATGACCAAACTTTGTCCAAGAGGAAAAGCTGCAGCAAAGCGTAAGTTTAAGGTTTATCCTTCTGCTTACGCAAACGCCTACGCGTCTAAAATTTGTGCAGGTAAAATAAAAGATCCTTCAGGTGTAAAAAGAAAAGACTTCCGCGGTAAGAAAGCAAAAGGTGGTTTGATAGAGGCAACTAAAAGATTAAAAGCTCAAGGTTTAAAAAACGGAGGCTTTGTTGCAAGAGGTTGTGGTGCTATCATGAAGGGTAAAGAGAAAAGAACAAGGATAGTTTAAATGTCTGGTCACAAAGGACTAGATAAATGGTTCAAACAAGATTGGGTAGATATAGGCTCCAAGAAAAAAGGTGGGGGCTTTGCCAAGTGCGGTCGATCAAAACAAAAAAAAGACGCTAAAAGAAAATATCCTAAGTGTGTTCCAAGAGCTAAAGCAAACAGAATGACAGAAAGTCAAAGGCGTTCTGCTGTGTCTCGTAAAAGATCTAAAGCACAAGGTGTTGGAGGTAAACCAACAAACGTTGCAACATTTAAGAAAAGAAAAAAAGCTGCTGACGGAGGCTATGTTGGTTCTTTCATAGAACTAAATGTTGATGGTCAAAAGGTTGGCAACCCAAGTCTTAAAAAATATTACGAAGGCATGATCTAATGGCTGATCCCAAAAAAGGGACTGGTAAAAAACCAAAAGGTTCAGGAAGGAGATTATATACAGATGAAAATCCGAAGGACACTGTACGTATTGCGTTCGCGACTCCGCAAGATGCCAGGAAGACTGTGGCGAAGGTCAAAAAGGTTTCTAAACCGTTTGCTCGCAAAATACAAATCTTAACAGTTGGCGAACAACGTGCTAAAGTTATGGGCAAAAACCAAGTAGTTAACATATTTAAACGAGGTAAAGATGCCATCCGCAAAGCACATAACCGTAAAAGGAAAAAAGTATAAGAAATCTCCGCTGAAAGACTCACCATACAAACGTAGTTTGGTAAAAGGGTTGATGAAAGCTAGAAGAGATGTTAAAACTGCATTAGACAAAAAGAACGCTAAGTCTGAGCGCAACGCACGTAACCGTGTGCAAAAATTCAAAGTATTATTAGGAGAACGCAGTGGCAAGAAAAAAAAGTAGTATGCCGCCTAGAACGAAGAAGTATTTCAGGCCCACCAAAGCTGGTGCTGGTATGACAAAAGCTGGTGTTGCAAAGTATAGAAGGGATAACCCAGGATCTAAACTAAAGACAGCAGTTACAGGCAAAGTTAAACCAGGTAGCAAGGCTGCAAAGAGGCGCAAATCTTTTTGTGCTCGTAGTGCAGGGCAAATGAAGAAATTTCCAAAAGCTGCTAAAAATCCTAATTCTAGACTCAGACAAGCTAGGAGAAGGTGGAAGTGTTAAAAAATATTATTATTGCTATAGGAATAACCGTACTTTTTTTGTGGGTATTATCAAGTTTGATGGGACCAGTTCTTGCTGACGTCACTGGTGCAGGTGCTACAACCAACACACAATCAACTACAGGATCATCAGCTACAAACACTGCAATCACTGGTGGCTATCACAGTGAAGCAACAACAAACTATCAATCAGGCTCCTCATCATCTACAACCACAAACAATTCAACTACAAACAATAACAACAGCTACACTGGAGACACCAGGACTGTGCCGTCTGCATCAGCTCCAGGTATCTCCGCAATGTCACAAGATCTTTGTACTGTTGGTGTAGGACTAGGTATTCAAAAGCCATTAATTGGTGGCAGCATTGGTATTACAAAAAGAGATATGAACTGTGAAAGAATGAAACTGTCCAAACTATTATTTGATTTTAATATGAAAGTTGCAGCCGTATCTATACTCTGTCAAGACAGCAGAGTCTTTTCAGCTATGGCGCATGCCGGCACACCATGTCCATTTAACGGTAAAATTGGTGATGAAGCACTCGATGAATGGAATAAATATGACCAACAAAGACCAGACTATGAAGAGTATGTGTCAGCGTTAAGATATATGGAAGAAGTAGACAATGAAATATTGGAGGATATGGATGCTAAGGATAAGTATATTCTTGATAGCAATGGTGAGCCTACTAATATTCTCCGTCAGTAGTGCAACCGAGGTAATTTTAGAAGATACACCTAACGTTGGTGACACCACAACTATCACAACCATTACATCTGGTAATCCTGCAACCACTGGTAATTTAGTATCACAATCTTTTAATGATGGTAGTTGGGTTGGGACCATGTATCCAGACAGTTCTGATATCAACGAGTCTACCTGGCTGACTGGTAAGCACGGTAAGTATGCAGAAACAACAATAGACTCGGACGATCATTTATCACTAGAAGAATTACAATTAGGTTTTACATCTACCTTTGGTGCACAGATACGGTGGTGGAACCCTGTCGAGTCAACAGTCACACTTACACAAACTGCAACTAACGGTGTTGACACAACAACACAAAGCACAACGTTCCATGATACAACAAACCACAACTACCAAACCAATCCGTACTCTAATCAACTCACACTTGCACCAGACGCACAAAACCAACACGGCACATTAACTGTAAGATTTAGTTTTGATATACAGGGTAATAAAAATTATAACGGTGGGCATGCAGGCGTGGATGTGCGGGACCCAGTGGTCACTGTTGATTACAATACACTGTCAAGCACAACGTCCACTAGTGTGGTTTATTGTTGGCAAAAGAACCCACCGACATGTCCTGGTCAAGACGAGATAGAAGACGTGCAAGAGCAACTAGAGCAGTTTGAGTTGATGGAGTTTACAATACCAGAAGATATATTTACAGAGCCACCACCTGAGATTGAATACACGTTCAATCCTGTGTTTGAGTTTGAAGAGGAAGTAGAAATAGAAGAAATATATGATTTGATGCCGACTGAATTTTTTTTTGAAGATGACTATTACGAAGAAGTTGTCATGGAAGAATTTATTCCGGTCGATGTTGTCATGGTTGAAGAGTTAGATTGGAATGATTCTAATGTAGAGCTTTTTGATGAACTACCACCACTAGAGATGTTTGAAGAACTGCCTCCGATGGAGGAGGTATACATGGAAGAAATAGTTATGGAGGAAATGTTTGCAGAAGAATTTACAGAAGAGATGCAAGAAGAGTTTATAGAAGAAATCTTTGAAGAGGTTGTTATGGAAACAGAACCTGAACCAGCACCGGAGCCAGAGATTGTAGAGGAGGTGTCGATGGTCGAAGAAAAACCAGAGATGGAAGAAATAAAAGAAGAGCCAATCGAAGAGGAGATTGTAGATGAAGAAATTACAGAGCAACCCAGTAGCGAAGAAGTTGTTACAGACGAACCAGCACCGACAACAGAGATTGCCGAACAAGAAGAGACAATCCAGGAGCCAACTCAAGAACAACCTAGCTCAGATGTGGAAGTTGATTTAGACATAAAAGTTGCAGCCATAGAAAAGGCGATACAAAGTAAGATAAAGAACGAAATGCAGAGAGTCAGTGTCACGCTCGATGTAGTCAATGAGATTGTGTCACGTGAAATATCAGCGCAGGCTCCAGACATCTCTAGTTATTTCAACACAAATGCTGCTTTGTTTGACACGCGTCAGCTGCCTGGAGGTGATCCAAATTTCTTCCTACAGGCCAGTCTTGCAAGCTATAACAAAACCATATATGCTACGCAAGCAAGCATTGCAGGCACGGATCCTGTGGTTCAGCATGAAATAAAAATGCGTGAGCACAAGAAGAAAACTAGTGATGCATATAGAAATCTTATGGAGTTATTAAATGCAAGAAATGTTCAGTAAATTATCATCCTACGCTGCACTACTTGGCGTTATTGGTGCTATCGGTGGTGGCTTTATGGCCTGGGGTGAGTTCAATAATCGTATCGCACAGTTAGAAAACCAAGAGTTTGTAATTAATGAAACGGTTGATTTATCCACCACAAACGAAAAGATAGAAACTTTAATCAAAGCAATAGAGGCTGTCAAAGCAGACGCTAAGATAAACGATGCAGCTATTAAGTTTCTTGATGCAAAACTAGAAGAGTTGAAAGCGTCATTAGATAATCCGTTGTTGTAATGAAACTATCGGACGCAACACAAATTTCGCTCCCGGCTCGTAACCTTTTAGCCATCCTGGCTGCAGTTGCGGTCGGCACCATGAGCTATTTCTCGATAATTGAGCGCTTAAATACCATTGAAACAAAAATACAATTGATGGAAAAAGATTTAGAAGCTGCTAACAATTTCATTGACGGTGTCCCCAAAGGCGCCATGGTCAGTCCACAGGTCCAGGAGCTCTACATGCTCGTGGAATATCTTGGCGAAAACGTAGACAAGTTAAAAGAACAGATGGAAGCAGAGATACCAATGATATTAAAAAATGACATGGTTATACAGTTTCATGAGGAAAGACTGATAGACCTGGAGGAAAGAAAGAATGGAAACCATTAAAGTTGTATTTGCAATACTCATGATACAAAACGGTTCGACAATTGAGATGGTGCCGACTGAGGGTCTGAGCGACTGTCTTAAGCAGAAACGTATTATTTCTAGAAATATCGGAGAAGAACAGCAGGGAATATACATGCAGTGCCGCGAGGTCACGGCATCTCTCTACGAAGACATGGGCCGACTTAAAATTAAAAAAATCATAGAATAAACTTGTAATCAAAAGTAAATTAACTTATTTTTACATCATGGGTTTACCCAAACAATTATCAGAACAACAAAAGAAATTTGCGGAGCTATTGGTCTACAATGAAGGACGTAAGACACCAACTGAATGCGCTTTGGAAGCAGGTTATGCTGAAGGGTCAGCACATGTACGCGCGTCTGAACTCCGCAATGCAATCTTCTTC